CGCTTTATTGCGATCAGCAGTTATTTGTGCAGCCATACGATCACCAAATGTTTGCCGTGGTGCTGCCGGTGCAGGTACTACTGGTTTTTTAAAAGCCATGATTAACAGATCCTTCCTTTTGTTTTGCCGCGCTGGGCGATGCCATCACCACGGCTAGAAGCCGATGTCATTTTAGGTTTTGCCGTCTTTACAGAACCCATCTTGGATGCCTTAACAGATCCACCATGTTTAAACCGAGTAAGCTTAAGTGCTTCCGTGCCAAGTTGTTTTGCTCTATTTGCCAGCTTAGGGATGCCATCATCAAAAATAGTGCGCAGATCATCCATGCGTTTACCGCCCTGCCTTGCCAAATCTCTCGCGGAACTTGGAATGTAAGGCTCAATCCTCTTGCCTACTTCTTTAATAGCCTTGCCTCTCCCAGCCAAAAGGCCAAGCGCTGCGCTATCTATGACATCGTTAATTTTCCCGTATTTATCTATTTTTTCTTGCAGTAGTTGCTTGGTTGTTTTTGAGCCATCGTTTAACTTATATTCTTTTTTTGCTGCTGGCGCGGTTTGTTTTGATTTTTTATAATCTTCCCCGATTTTATTCATGCGAGCTTCTGCCGTAGCCTCATCCTCATCAACAACTTTTGGTTTTGGTTTGCGTACAACTTGGCGTGGCAATGGCTTGGTTGGCTCAACCTCACCCTCGCCTGGCTCTGCCTTAAAGGATGCAGTCTTATCACCCGTATATAAATCTTTTGGCTTGCGCGCAAACTCAGCGTTAACATCACCTTGATTGGACTCTCTGTCCCTGCGGTCATCCATCACCTTATTAAACCGATCAAGCGCCTCTTTATCAATCTTAGGCTCACGTTTACCAAGTGACGCGTAGTCATAAATGCCTACGTCACCACCTTCATCAAACCGTTTTGCACGTTTCTTAGCCATGATTACTTACCCCTTGCTAATAAGCTGGTCAATTTTTTCTTCCAAGCGGTTAAACCGTTGGTCAATATGATCTGTAACTCTTGCCACTTCTGCTTTAGTTGCTGTATCACGAGCAATCTCCTCACGCGTTCTGTTCAACAGAATCGTTATGCGCGCAAGATCAGAAAACTTCTCATGCGCAATATACGCAAATAGACCGGTAAACAATGTCAATCCCCCAGTCCACGCCACTGTAATTTCCATGCTCAACATTTCCATCTTTTCAGTGACGCGGCTTTGCGTGTCGGTTGGCCTTTTTCGTCCTTCATTGGACCGGGCATTCCGCTCATACGAGCACAGAACGACTTCTTACGTGGGCCACCCTCGGGCTGTGGAGCCTTCAAGTTTGACCCAGTTGCTGCGTTGTAACGCGCACGGCCTTTAGCGGTAAGCCCCGCCCCCTGCTTAACCGGCAGCTTTTCACCACGACCAATAGCAAGTGATGGGGCTTTCTTAGCCATAATAAATTGTTGCCGTTACAGTTGTACCAAGCCCAACGTAAATACCGTTGGGGCAATAAATACCTTCACCGGGAATCTTAATTGGCAAACCTACCGTGCTAAATGTATCCAATTCCAACAACAAAGTTGTGTACATAGTTACATTACCAGTTGCGGACGCAGTTGTAGAAGTCACAGTAAACACGTTTGCATTTGTTACTGTAACCGCATAAACGGCGTCACGACTTGCGCCAGAGGTCATGTCTAAAAATACACGTTGCCCATTGACTAAACCGTGACCCGTAATAGTAACGGTGATTGTGGTTGTTGTTTGGCTGTATGTGCCTGATTTTTTAACTGTTGGATCAGCAACAGCCATATTACGTATTGAGGATGTGCCTGAAGTTACAGTAATACCTTTTAACCTTGTAGCGTAGTTTACCGCCGTGCCAGATGCTGAGGCATGATAGGCTTTAACGTCATACTGCATTGCCATGGCTTACCCCTTACCCGTAAAAAATGGTTGAGGTTACGACACTTGCTGCGGGCAATCCCACATAAATGCCATCTAAAGCCAAAACGCCTTCGCCCGGAATGAACGTATAAAACGATGTGCCAGTTGAACAATCAAGTTCAACCAAAATTTGGTTATACACAGTCACATCACCAGAGGTGGTTAACGTCCCTGTTGTAACTGTGAAAGTATCTATTGTTACCGCTGTTACTACATACATATTACTAACGCCGTCACCATCAGCAAACTGTAGCCACACGCGCGAACCTAAACCAACCCCATGCCCTGCAATAGTTACTGTGCAAGTTGTCGTTCCGGGGATGTCATACGTCCCAGATTGGGCTACGTTGTTTGCTATGGGTATGTTGTATGTAGTAGACGTTGTAGGAGAGATCACAACCCCCTTCAAGCGGGTGCGATAAGGCACCGCTACCCCCGAAACGGTATTGTGATACGACTTTACGTCATATTGCATCGTCATTTTCTTGCTCCGGTTCTGGCGCGTCTAGCCTATTTACAAGCATCTTGTACGCTTGGATTGTGGCTTGAGACTGAATCAAAAAGGTTTGGGCTTTCTGCGCTTCAGTCTCAAGATCACGAATCTCAGTCTCCAAGAATTCCTTGGTGATCTGCATATTAGCTGTTTGTCGTAGTCAGCATAATGTAGTAAGCAGTACCTGCGCTGTCAACAATCTTCAATGAGTTTGTAGCTGCGCCTTGGGTATTGGCCGTGATCATGCCAGATGGGACATTGAACAAGTTAGCCACCGTGCCAGTGCCGCTGTTTGTAAAACGGATGAAAGAAGCACCAGTCCAAGAGCCACCAGAAGCAAAATCAGAGTCAGCTTGAATAGCTGCAATCGTACCGCCGGGGTTTGTAGACGTACCGCCCAAAGTAGCGCGAAGAGCATTACCTGCGCCAGAAATGGTACCAGAACCGTTGATGCTCAAGCTAATGTGAGCGCCATTAACAGTACCGGCAGTAGCTGCGCCAGCGCCTGTGACTCGAGTCAGGGCGCGATAAGTTTCCCCAGAGCCAGTGGATGTGAAAGTTAAACGCTGATAAGACAGACGTGTATCGCCAGTGGCAGCCGAAGTCGTAACATACGATTCAGACACATTAGTAGCGGTAGTCTCAACGATGGGAGAAGAAGCTGTTCCGGTAATAAAGCCATTATTAGATACGACCGGACCTGAGAAGGTAGTAGTTGCCATGATATAGGTTCCTTACATGCAAGTGAGGGCGTATCTGTCTGCATGTCGTCAGCCGGGACTGTCAGATACACCGGATAACCCCGGTATTTATATCTTTATACTATCAGCGGAGTGGCGCGTCAAGCATATTTAAACAACCAATTCTTATACGGTCCACGGGTTAAAACTTTGCCTGATTTAAGCGCCCGATTGACTGTTGGCGGCTTTATATTCAGCGCCTCCCGCAAGGCTAAAATACTGGAATAAGTTGTGATATTGCCCGCCGCGTCTGTAGCTACAACAGCTTTACTCACCTTTTCCGCATGATCTGGGCGCTGCTTGCCGTACCAGAAGTTACCCTCTCCCGATAGCTTGGCAGATATTTTTGCCCGCACTTCTGAAGACTTTGGCTTTCCCAAAAGATAAGCGCGTATTTTTCCTTTAGATTCTTCTGTGTGAAGTCTTCCTTTGCTTGATCTTGAAATTTCTTTTAATGAATCACCTGTATGTTTATACCCCCAGGTTGGGCTTTTTTCTCCGCCAAAACCTAACATTGGCGCCGTTGCATTTACTCCAAGGTTATAGCAATACTCCTTACCAACATGTAGGGCAAGCCAAACATTTTCTGCTGCTAGTAAATCATCCTGTTCTGTAAGTGGCTCAACAACAACAAAAACAAAAGCTTGCTCTCCGTACTTGTCCCATGAGGATTGCAAGTAACGGTTATTGTGTTTACCTGTACGCAACTCTGAAAAATGCCGCGTCTTGCGCCTTTTTAAATCTACTGCGCTACCAACATAAAACTTGTTGTTTACTACATTAATTATTTTATATATCCCGCGTGCCATACACCCTCCTTGTTTAGACAAGCAAAGTGTACCTGATCTAAATAAATAACACAACAAGATAAACAAAAGGGGCCGAAGCCCCTTCTGAAACCCGCATGTAGCCTAGGTTTTAGTGTTATGCACCCGCGCTTCCAAACATTCCGAGCGGATCCGACCACCCAAAGCTGTAGCGCTCACGGGACTTGTAACGGACGTTGCCCGTGTCGAAATCACCATCCATTGAGTTGGCCAGAGGGGTACGGACAAAGTGCTTCATGCCGTTAGGAACGTCAGTGGTCAGGAACCATGCGTTCGAGTCAGTCAGGAAGTTGTTGACCGTGTAGCCTTCTGGAATAGAACCGTTGTTCTTAATTGCATTGATGTCGTTATCGGCAGTAGAAACGCGGAGTTCGGTTTCTAGCAGACGAGTAGCAACGAATTGCAACGCAGGTGGAACAACCAGCTTCTTAGGCTTAGCAGCAATCAGCAGGCCACGCTCATCAGTCCATGCAGCGATTTGAATAACTGCAGCTTCCAAGGAAGTCTCATTCAAGTCGGCTGGGGTTGAAGGAATGTTGCTGTTGGTGCCACCAGAGGTCAGTGGGTGTGATGCTGAAAACAGCGCCACGCCATCACCACCAACGTAAGCACTGCTAAATCCGTTGTTCAGGATCGTCGCGGCCTTAACTTGCTTGGTGTAAGCCATAGCACGAGCCAGTGCTTTGGTATAACGAGCCGACAGGCTGTCATACAGGTTGTCTTCGATGGCCTCTTCGGTCAGCGAGAAACCCAGAGCAATGGTTTCGTGGTTGTATCGAGCAGTCCATGCTTCTTGTGCGTTGTCATAAGCGATGGCTGAGCCTTCGTTTTTGACTGGCGCGGCGGAGAAGCCAGACAGCTTTGTCTCTTCTTCGAACGAACGCTCGGAGGTCTCAGTTTCGTAGATCTCTTTGTGTTGCTCACCGTAGGTTGCGTACTCAAGACCGAACAGAGCGTTCAGGCCCGGAAGCAGTTCTTTAAGTAGTTGTGCGCGTGAAATAGCCATGATTTAGCTCCTTAAGCAATGCTGGTGGCAGCGTAATACTGGTGTTGACCGAAGTTCAACTTAACCAGCAACTCTGGGTACTGTGCAAACACAATCGTCGAACTAGCCGCAAAAGCAGCTATCGGCGCAGCGTTCAAAATAAACGAAGTTGCCCCAGCAGCGGCTGCGGTATCAACAAACGAACCAGAAGCAATGTACTGACCATTAGCAGCAAGTGAACCAACATCTGTACCAACAGGCAATGCGAAAGGCAGAGCAGAGCAGGTAATAGTGGCACCAGAAGCGCTAACATAGGTAGCATTCCCCAAGGTCACAACGGTGTCAGGCACTACGCCCAAAACACGAATTGGCAACGCATCGGTAGTCGCAGGCGTATTGGTAGGAGCCAACAGCGCATTAGCAGAGTTACCGGTGTTTTCATTGCCTGCGTTATCAATCATAGCCAAGTTCTGGCCGATCATTGCACGAGCGCCAGAAGCCATAACAACGCCAGAAGAGCAGACAGCAGCTTTGAAGACAGTGTCAGGATCATCACAGACAATCGCAACAGCATCACCAGCGGTAGTGCCACCGGGCCAGTACTGAGCAAATTGTTTTTGCTTAGTTGTAGGGTTTGTATAGGAGCAACCCAAGAAAACACCTGTAACAGTGCCAAGGGTGCCAGTAGAAACGGTTAAACGCTGAATATTGCCACGGGTCAAACCAACTAGATCGCCGTAAAAAATATCAGTCGCATATCCGTAAGGAATCGCATATTCACGAGTAGAACCCGCAAATACTTGACCGCCAATCAGATTGATCGGCTTTAGCCCATAGGGGGCCGCAACAACAGGATAAGCCATATAAGACTCCTAAAATTAAAGTTTACTTGCCTTTGCCGAATGAGGAGGTTGATTTCCGCTCATTAAACAATGGCATACGAGGATCATTCTGCCGCATAAGATTATTGTCCACGGCCTCAATCTGGCCCTCAGATTGTCTTGCGTAGTGCGAAGTTCGCTGCTCTACGAATTCAATCGGAGTTTTACAAAGCAATAATCCGCCGATCTCGATGTTGTCCTTGAAGCGACTTGTCGGATCAACTAACAGTTGAAATTTTGGCTGTTCTTCAATCTTGACTGGCTCCCAGCCTTCTCGGAGTTTGGCCGATAAGTTACGTGGGTCAGCATTATTCAAGGTTGAAGTACGAATCCATCTGTACGCGAAACCTGGCTGTTTGTCTGGCTCAGGTAAAAGTTCGGCGGGCGCCCACTGCTTAGGACGCTCATAAACTACACGCGTTTCTAATTCACGACTTTTGTTTTCAGCCATTGTTGGCCTCCATTTTCATTTTCTCAAGGGCGTACTGCTGCGGCGTTAATCCTAACTTTTTGGCAATGCCAATTTCGGATTGTTTCAGCACGATCCGCTTGGAAGATGTGCTTCTACTAGCCGGCGCTACTACCGTTGATGACCTCTCTGTACGCTGTCTGTTTGTGGACTGCGTTTCATTTTTCTCTTCCGTAAAATACTCGGGAAACCGTAGACGCATTGTGTCGTCAACTTTTCGCCAGTATTCATCGGTCGATGGATAGCTGTCCCCATTCTGATTAACCAGCTTTTGGTGCAGACCAAGAGCTAAGCTAGTCATTTCCTCATCCTTGCCAAACCATGTGTTGCGCTCTTGCCACGCAACAGATTTGGAGTCCGGCTTGGGAGGCTGGACTTGAGGAACACTATTTACAGGAGTTTCTTCTTGTTGTAAAGAAGGAACATATTCTTTTGCTTTTTGCAACTTATAGTTAGCATCGGCAATCTTTTGTTGCGCCTTCAACAATAGGTCTGGGTCACCCATGTCATACGCACTCTTAAACTCGGTGTTTGCCGCCTCAAGCTCAAGTGCTGCCGCGCTCTTATAAGTATCCAAATAGTTTCTCTCGCCGTGAGAGAGTCTATTTTTAAGATGCTTGTTTTCCTCCATTGCCCTTTGAGCAAAAGTAACCGCCTCTTGCTGCTCACGTAAAGCGCGTTCTTTCTCGCGGCGCTCATCGTGCCAAACCTTTTTCATTTGTTTAAGTTTAATTTTGACGTTTTCGGAGTAATCTCCTAACTCGTCTTTATCCAACTCCTCAACCAAACTCTGAGGTAATGGCTCGCGGCCTCGATCTGCTTTGGGCGTGTCGTCTTCTATCTCAAAGTCAAAATCATCTTTATCTTCTTTGACTTTCTTTTCCTGCTTTTCATCAGGAAATTCAAACTCTTCGTAACTGTCTTTATCACTCATTTGTGCCTCCTTAGGCTCTTGAAATACCGCGTGGGTCAGCTACTACTGCTTCAACCGTATCGTCATTAATTAGACGAAACTCGCGGCCATGAATCTTTAGCCGAGTACCTGAGTTTGGCCGAGCAAGAATAAAATCACCCTCGTTGCACCACGGTCCCGTTGGGAACTTAGCGGCGTCCTTGTAGCAGTCCGGCCCCATCTTGATTACAAAAAAGACGGTAGCTAATGCTTCTTCAAAACGTCGAGTTTCATCAGCTTTGATGAGTCCACTCTCATACTTGTCTTCCGCTTCAGGGATTGTCACAAGGATGTGATAACCCGATGGCTCTGGAAGTTGTTTTGCTTTTTCTTCTGCTGTTTGTGGCAGTGTAGATATTTCACCGCTTTCTGTAGCGATGGCTATTTCACTCATCTGATTGCTCCATAAGTTTTGCTAAGTCGAGGATGTAACCTTCAGTTGTAGAGAGTCCTCGTATCTCCCCGCAAAGTTTTTGATACTCCGCAAAATCTTTTGCCGCGCTTTGTGAGACAGCTATGATTAATTGGTCACGACGTTCCCGCACCTGCTTTAACAACACTTCTAAAACTTTGTCCATCACTCACCTCTTGTTGGTTTGGTCTGGTTTATTGCTGCTTGATCTTTGGCGATTTGAGTGCCAAGACGAACACCTTCTGCTTCCATCTTTGCATCGAGATCTGCTTTGTCTTTGGCCGATCTGGCGCCGACTTGCATACCTGCGATTGCC